CCTATATTTATCTTTTGGTTTTCGTATAATACGAAAAGAAGTTAATTTTTACGAAGACGGCAGCGACGCTTTCTTCATGAAGAGAATGCATGAAAATATTATTTAACCATGTGTATGGGGAACAAGAGAATTTTGACATACAAGTATGCAAACCTATATTAAATTTAGAGCCGCACGAAGAATCTTTAGCATTAGAATCTGGTTGGACTATCTATTATAATAATTGGTTTCAATCTAGAATTACCAGAATTAATCTTTCGAAATATGATTTAAATATTAAACCAATAAAAGGTCATGATGTTGTATATTATGAAACATTTGAATATACAGATGAAATTAAACAATTATATTCAAATTTTTTAAACGTTAAAAATTATACATTTACTTATGATTTAGATTCAGATTTAGATCGTAGCTCAATATTAGCGGTAGAAAAAGATGGTAAAATTGTTGCATTTACTAAATTTATAAAATACAATGGCGGATTAGAAAGTCAATTTACAATTTGGGATTATGCTGAACCAAAACTTTCTATTGGTAGAAAAATTGTTGATTATGAAGTTAAACAAGCAAAAGATATGGGGTTAGATTATCTTTATATTGGTTGCGGATATGGATTAGGAGGGATTTATAAATCTAGATTTCCAGGCTTTGAATGGTGGTCAGGATCTGAATGGTCTGATGATATAGATAAATACGTTTCATTATGCAAACGCGACTCTACGGTAACAAATTTAGCAAAATTAAACGAGGTTTTTAATGACTCATAGACATACTGAATTGATAAAAATTCAAACATTTAAAGAACGACAAATGGTTACCGATCCTAGAGTCATTAAACATGTTCAACAAGATGTTAAAATTAATAAAGAATATAATGTTCCATATTTAGCCGGATATTCTAAAAATGGCAAAACAATTTATGTTGATAAACATTTTAATTCGATAATGAAAGATGGAACTGATGTAATGCCATATCTTTTAATTCACGAAAAAATAGAAAAAGCATTAATTGATATTTTTAAATTGGATTATCAACAGGCACATCATATTGCAAGCCACGAAGAATTAGTTGCCGTTAAAGCTGATGGAATAGACCATAACAAATATGTTAAATTTTATTCTGGTCCGATTCAAAAAGACGAAGCAGAACGAACTGGCGAATCTCCTCCTGATTTGGATTTAACTCCATATCGATGCGAAAAAGATTGTCATCGATATGCAGGATTAGGAATTTAAAAAAAGTGCTTGACAATGTCTAGGGTATAGGGTATAATAACTCTATACCCTTTTTTATTGGAGTTTGTTATGAATATTTTCTATCTTAATAATGATACAACAATTTGTGCTCTAGAGCACACAAATAGGCACGTAGTTTCTCAAATAAAAGAAACAGCTCAATTGATGTCTACTGCTCATCGAGTTCTAGATGGCGTAGAAACTGCAGGTTTTTCTGCATCAGGTCGTAAAAAAACAGTATGGAAACTTAACAATTCTTACGACGATATTTTATATTCAGCAACTCATATAAATCACCCATCGGCTATTTGGGTTCGCCATGGATTTGAAAATTATCAATGGCTTCATTCTTTACTTGTGGAATTATGTAAAGAATACACTTATCGTTATGGTAAAATACACAAATGCGAGCAAATTGGTTTAGTTGATAAATTACAGTATGCTCCATTTAATATTTCAACAAAACTTTTTACTGAACCGACCCCTGCGATGCCAGTTCATTGTATTGTTCCAGGGGATTCAATTGCATCCTATAGAAACTATTACAATACAGAAAAACGACATATTGCTAACTGGAAAGGTAAAATAAATGGTAGAAATACTCCATCGTGGTATGAAGAAAGTGCTTGACATTAAATTACTCTTAGAGTATAATAAACTATAATGAATATTTTGAGGATAATTAAATGTTAAACTTTTTAAACTTATTAGCTGAAACTGCAAGCACTAATGATAAACTTGCTATCCTAGAATCAGCAAAAAATGATACTAATAAACGATTAGTATTTGAATTAGCATATAACCCTAGAATTAAATTTTGGATTAAAAAACGTCCAGAATCATCTTACTTTTCTACTGTATATCACAAAGGCGATTTAACTAAAGCATTAAATGAATTGGTTGAAAATATAGCGAATAGAAAATTAACAGGTAATGCTGCAATTAAATTCGTTAGTAACCTATTAAATAATTTAACGAAATTTGACCAAGAAGTTTTATATCGAGTTATTGAACGCGATTTAAAATGTGGCGTTAACGTTAAACTAATTAACAAAGTTTGGAAAGATTTAATTCCAGAATACCCTGTTTTATTATGTGGTAAATTCAACGAAAAAACTGAAAAAAATATCCAATATCCTGCGATCTTACAGTGTAAAATGGATTCATCAAGAATCAACCTTGAATTTGCTGATGGTAAATTTATTTCAGCAACAACTCGTAATGGTAGCGTTTTATCTATTTCTTGTTTCGATAATTTAACGCTACCAAATAAAGATCGTTTTATTCTTGATGGTGAATTAATGTGGTTACATCAAAACGGTACAGTAGCAGAAAGAAAAGTATCAAATGGTTATGTAACAAAAGCTGTTCGTGGAACTATTACTCCTGAAGAAGAATTAGGTTTGTATGTTGTTGTTTGGGATTACATTCCATATGAAGATTTTTTAAAAGAAGTTAGTAAAATTCCATATAACCAAAGACTTGCTACTTTACAAGAATTATCAACAAGTTTTGATAACAAATTACAATTAGTTGAAACTGAAATTGTTAATTCTCGTGAAGAAGTAATGGAGAAATATCAACGCAATTTAGATCGCGGCGAAGAAGGTTGCATCCTCAAATCAATTAATGGTATCTGGGAAGCAAAACGCTCCAAGTATCAATTAAAACTCAAAGCTGAAGATCCTGTAGATTTGTTAGTGATTGGGTTTACTTTAGGAACTCCTGGAACTCAATTCGATGGTATGCTTGGATCGTTGCTTTGTCAAACTTCATGCGGTCAATTAGAAGTGAATGTTGGTAGCGGTTTTAAACATAAACAAGGCGAACGCGATAATCCAGAATCATATGTTGGTAAAATCATTCAAGTAAAATATAACTGTATTATTTCAAGCAAAGGCTCTGATAAAAAGTCATTATTCCTACCAATTTATGATGGTATTAGAGATGACAAAACTACAGCAAACTCGTTAGAAGATCTATCATGAAGAGAATTATCGATTTAATTACTCCAGATACTATAAATAAAACTATAGTGGTTGCAGCTGGATATAAATTTGAAATTAGCGATACTCTTAATGATAAAATCTTAGGAGTAGTTTTGTTTGGAAATTATCGTTATCCAATTATATGGGATGCTAATGGATTTCCACTTAAAATTAAAGATGCTCCGGAATATTATCACCTTAGATTAATAGAAAAAGAAATGAAAATAAATTATACAAACCCAAAATTAAAAACGCCATTAGCAAAATATGGAAAACTTCTTAATGGGTTTAACAATAATCAATTAGATGAGCCTCAAACAAAAGAATTGATTAAATTATCTTCTCTGTTAATTAACGAATTAATTAAAGATACACAACGAACTAAAAAACTTTCTATGATGGATGGAGATTTAGCTAGATTACAAAAAAAATAATAGTGTTTAATTTCTGGAGTTATTATGTTAGTGTTCGATGTTGAAACCCTTGGAGCTGAATCTAATTCAGTTATTTTATCTGCTGCTATTGTTTATATGAATCCCGCTGAAAAACATACATGGGAATCGTTATATGCAAATACCTTGTTTGTTAAATTTAATGTAAAAGAACAAGTTAAACAATACAATCGCGTTACCGAAAAAGATACCATTACTTGGTGGAATAAACAATGTGATTTAGCAAAGAAACAAAGTTTTTATCCAAACGAAAAAGATTTACCAGCTAAACAAGCAATTGCATGTATTAGAAATTATATTGCTTCTCATTGCGATCCAAAAACTACGTTAATTTGGGTTCGAGGTTCGCTGGATCAAATGGTTATAGATAGTTTATGTAAAGCAACTGGCGATGAGCCAATTATGCAATATTCAAATTATCGAGATATGAGAACGTATGTTGATTTGGCGGCTACTAAATCCACTCGCGGTTATTGTGATATTAATCCAGAAACTTATCCTGGAACATGGGATCGAAATGTGGTTGTTAAACATCGCCCTCAAGACGATGTTATATTAGACGCTCTTATGTTACTTTACCCAAGTTAATTATGAAACTTATTGAAAAATTTATATTGGCAATTGTATTATTCTTTTTGTTATTGTTGGCGGTGCCAGCTATAGCGATTAGAATTTCTGAATTAGCATTAATTGTTTTCTTTTTGGTTGTTCTACTAAATGTAGGAAAACCTAGATGAACGGTGAGATTTGGCCAGTAACTCGAAAAAACTTTAATAATCTTTCACTAAAGAAAAAAGTAGAAATATTAAATTATAGAAAAACGCTTGATAATACTATTGAACTTTTATTATTAAAGCGTAAACTGTGTAAACTTTCTCAGGAAAGTAACTGAATTGTTGTAACTCCTTCAAAATGAAGGCATCTGAGACGAGGGTTCGAATCCCTCCAGCTCCACCATAAACATATTAGACTCAGAAGGTAGACTATTCGCGGTAATCTACTGAATGGTGATTGAGTTTAAAGACTCAAATAGTATGTTTTTGATGGGGCTGTCATGGTTTCGATCAGGTGAGATAGTAGAGAAGGCAACACGAGAGATGACTGACGTAATCAGCATAAATCAAAGTAAATGCAGCAAATGATGCAAACTATGGAGATTACGCTCTAGCAGCGTGAGATTAGCCTGAGATTAAGCCACTTGGAAACAGAACGGCTTGGGGATGGAAACATCCCCTTTTATTAACTATAGGAAAATATTATGCAAGTATTGGGAAAAAACGTTCTTGTTTTAAAACAAAAAGCGGAATATCAGGGTTTAATTTATGGCGTTAACTCTGAAGATAATACAAAAGGAAAAGTCATGAACTTAGGTCATGATGTTACATTACTTAAATTAGGCGACATTATTCTTTTGAATTGGAATAAAGCAAAAAATGTTTCTGGAGAGTTATGGGTTGTTTCAGAAGATGAAGTCGTAGCGGTGTTCGAAGATGATTAAACAATATATGAAACGCCCAGTGACCATTGAGGCGATTAAATTTGAATATAACGATAAGTGTATTCAGGAACTAAAAGATTGGCTTGGAAGCGAATTCATAGCCTCTGGAAAGGATTGGCATCCTGATGCCAAAGGGTGGTTACAGATTGGAACCCTAGAAGATGGACATGGGAAAAATAAAATTGCCCATGTCGCTACAGAAGGTGATTATATCATTAAAGGAATACAGGGTGAATTTTATGCCTGTAAACCGGATATTTTCTATCAAACATATCAAGAAATTTCAGATTCTATTACCGAGTTTAACAACGTTTATACAGGTTGTTAATTACTTGGAGAGGGCGTGGAATACACCATCCCAGTTAGCTGGACATTCGCCTGAGATTCTTTCTAGCATTAATTCATAATAATGTTGTAGAGGTCCAGGTTGTTCAGCTAAATGTTTACATATAACTCTAGCAGATCCCCAATCTCCTGCATAATATGCATTCAAATATTGTTGATGCGCAGGTAAAGTTTCGGCTACTGTAAACATTTTTACACCAATATGTTTACCCTTAACTGCAATGCAATCCAATTCTGCTAATTTAAAATCATCTTTAACTAATTCAGCTGTTGTTTCCCCAAGGATTAGTAACACGCCATATCCTTTTGTTTGCCCTTCTAATCTAGAAGTTAATGATACAGTATCTCCTAGTACATCATAACCGAATCTATATTTCGATCCAATGTTACCTACTAAAATTGGTCCAGAATTTACACCAACACCCATACCAACTGGAGGTTTACCCAGAGAAATTAACTGTTTATTAAATTGAGTAACAGCCTCAACCATTTCTAATCCAGTTTGAACAGCAACTTTCGCATGATTTTCATCATCTAATGGAGCACCATGAATGTGTAAACTTGCATCGCCAATAAATTTAATAATACATCCATCATTTTTTAATACAGGTTCAGAAATAGCAGTCATATAATCGTTCATGATTTGAGTTAAACCCTCAACATCATCACCATATGATTCGCCTAAAGTAGTAAATCCGCGAAGATCCGTCATAACAGAGGAGATTAATTTTCTTTCTCCGCCTAATTTAATTAAATCTGGATTTTTTTGTAATCTTTCAACCATTACAGGGGAAACGTATCCGCCAAATTGTTTTTTAATTTGCTCTTTTTGTAAATATTCAGAAAGAAATTTAACGGTATATGCATGCCCGTAAACTAATGCAATTCCAATTACAAAAGCTGTAATGTCAATGAGCATATTATAGCTCTTAAAGACCCATGCAGCTGCGAAATGACTTGCACCTAACGTTAGTATTACCGGAACAAATGCATACGTCCAGCGCGATCCAACGACAACTAAGGCTCCTCCTAAGAATATAGCCAATGCTTCAGCCATATCTGTCCAATCAGGACGTTCTATAACTATGCCATTAATCATAGTAGAAATAACAGCCGCCTGAACATCTTGCGGATAAACTGCTCCAATTGGTGTTGATAATGGATTTACAATACCAGCAGCAGTTGTTCCAACAATAACCACAGCTCCACCAAAATCAGCAGGAATATCAGTAATGCTTACTGCTTGATTTTTTTGACTCCAATCAATCCAGATTCTACCTAGACTATCTGTTGTAACTGGACCAAATTGTGGAATGCGCAGTTTTTCTACACCCAATTCATTTAATTTTACTTGAAATGTTGTATCCTGTGCAAGAACTCTTAACGTTTCTAGACTTAATGATGGATACAATACATTGTTAACTGATGTTAGTAATGGAACTCTGCGATTAACTCCATCAATTTCCGGTAGCGTATTAACAGTTCCAACACCAGCAGAACTATTTTCTAAAGCAGGAATGTTAGAGATTATTCCAGGATAGCTAACTATTTTATCTTGATATTCTGGATTTAAAATTACCGATCCAGGATTCTTTGGAGTATTTTTAGTTTTACTTGCAGGAACACTAGGTAAAATAACAGGTAATACTTTTAAAGTTTGTTCTAATTTATCATCTCCACCTAAACGGTCAGTTTCGCTCATTAAAACATTAAATACAACTAATCCTGCATTATGTAAATATAATGTTTCAATTGTATCTGCATAAAAATCGCGTTTAAATGGCCATTGACCATACTTATCTAATGCTGCTTCGTCAATGTTAACTGTATAAACATTATTTTCTGTTGGAGCTTTAGATGTAATTAATGTATCGAAATATTTTAATCGGGTGGAAGACACAAAGTATGGATCGGCAACCCTAACTGCTAAAACTAGCAGTAGAGTTACCAATGCCCAATAAGGACTTAATAATGCTTTTAACTTAGAACCAATCTTCATATTTCGCTGCCACTGTTTCTAATGCTTTTAAATTTTCTGGAATTGTTGGAGAAAAATCAACACCAGCTTTAACTTCTAAATCAGCAACAGGAACAATATATTTTGCCAATTGTTTTGGGTCGACTTTTTCATTAGGGAATAAAAATGCAACCATTCGTTCTTTGCTTGGTTGAATAATTACTTTGTAAATATGAGTAGGAACTCCAACTTTATTTCCAATAGTTTTGTATTCACCCTCATAAATTGTTCCAGTAATAGCATAAACATCGCCATGAGCAACTAGGTCGCGGGTTTTTTCTTCAAGTAATTTCCATGCTCCGCGATTTAATGGTTGACTTTGAGGCATCATGTTATCAAGAAAAAATGATTCGCTCATTACTTTAGCATCATAAACGAAATCTGCTGCGGGTGCCATGTGTCCACGATCTAAGTTAGAACCAACATAATCTTTTAATGTTACACGGTATTCAGCAGGAACTTCTGCATCTTCACGAAAATCATCTTTTCTACCAACTGCTTTTTTTAGGTGATCAGCTGTGATATGTTCAATAACAAAATACGGAACTTTGGTTTTATAGTTTAGGTTAACAGCATATCCAGTTTTACAGATATATTGATTATCGCCTTCAGTTTTAATTTGCGGAGCACCCCAAGTTGCAAAATGTGAACATTTATCATCGATTGGATTTGCAAAAACAGCTGTAGAAAATAAAAGACATAAAGCTAAAACAATTTTTTTCATTATTACTCCAAATTTAATAAAGGAAAAGACCGAAAGGTCTTTTCCAATTTTACATATTTTTAACGCATAAATAACTTTCCAATCCAATTTTGGATTGAATTTATTACTTCCCCAATAAACTATCAACCTTTGCTTCGGCAACTGTTAAACGAGCTTCAATAGCGTCTAACGCAGGATCAGATTCTGTAGCAAGTGCTTCAGATACTTGTTGTTGAACTTCAGGAGAAACTTCATCTCCAATCGCAGCAGAAATAATTTGAACGATTGCATCAGTAGCTTGTTCATGTAATTCTAAATCTAATGCAGGAGCTTCAGTTATAGCTGTTGTTATTGCAACAGTAATTGCATCAGGATTAGTTACTACTTCAGGTTCAGCTGAAACGACTGCAGCAACAGCAGCTGAAACGACTGCAGCAACTTCTGAATGTTCTATTTCAGGCGATTCTATTTGCATTTGAACTACATCTTCAACTATATCTGCAGCTTCAGCTACAGAAAAACTTGCAGATAATATAACTACATTTTCAGCTAATACTGGCGATTGATCAGCTGGAGCTGAAATAATATCGTTAATATGACTTTGAGCTTTTTCCGTGATTAATTGGCTAACTTGAATTTCAACAATTGATAATCTTGTATCTAATTGATCAATACTTGTAGCGTTTTCTGTGTTAACTGTTGTTCCGGTTAATGTCGATAATTTTGCTTCAACTAGTAATAATCTTGCTGCTAAATCTTCTAATCTCATAATTTTCCCCTATAATAAAAATATTGTATTATGCCACCTGACACAACTGTATTTAGTGTAGTTGTTTATTTAAGAACAAGATTTTCTTTAAATATTTTCCAGCAATTTTCCCAAGTCCATTTGAATGAGCTAACATAAACTTTATGCCTATCAAGAGATAAACATTTTAATATAGCGTTTTCAAAATTTTCATCCATGTAACCATTAACATCAGATTCAATAACATCAATTGGACCAGCAACTGGATATCCAGCTACAGGGCATCCCAATGACATTGCTTCAATCATTACAATTCCAAATGTATCGGTTTTACTTGGAAAGCAAAATACATCAGCATTAACATAATAATCGGCTAATTCTGATCCAGATTTATAACCAACAAATTCTACCAATGGGTATTTTTTTTCAAGTTTTTTTCTATATGGACCATCTCCGACAATTTGAATGTGATATTGCGGATTAGTTGATAATTGACATAATACATCTAAATTTTTTTCTTTAGAAACCCTACCAACAGATAACAATATAATTTGTTCTCTATTTTCTTTTGGTTTAGTTGGAGTTAATTCTTCTCTATTAATACCTCTAGTCCATGAAATAACATCACATTTAAATCCATTAGATTTTAATTCTTGAACCATAGTATTGGTTGTTGTTAAAACTTTATAAGAACGATTATGAAACCAACGTAAAAATTTGTATGTAATTTTTTCTGGCATTCCGTAAATCTTTTTAGCGAATTCTGGGAAATTCGTGTGATAACTCGTGTTATATTTCCATTTATTTTTCTTACACGCCAATTTAGCTGCAATTCCAATAGTACCTTCTGTTGCTATAT